AGTTGTTAGACATCCAAGCCCAACCCGGATTCTTTGTATCGTATGAGTTTCTTTGTGGATATACTTCTGGGTTCTTTAGATTAAGGAAGTCTTTATCATCCAAGCGACCAAGCAATAGTTCAGCAGAACGTCGTACATTTCCTGATACAACACAAACTCCGATTAAATTACCAATGTCTGCAATATCAACTCTAGTTAGTTTAGAACCTGCACGATTAGCGAATATTACCGAGATTGCCTTGTGTAAACGCATCAACGGTTCGGGCCCAGCTGCTGTGCCTCCAAAAGTTTTAATAGGTGCTCCTGCTGGTCTTACTTGAGAATAGTCAAATATTAGTTTAGATTGGTCTGGTTTTAGATAAGAATTGATTAGTGCGTTAGTTGATTCAACCCATCCCTCTCTGGTATCTGGGATGACATGGGTAACTTCTTCTTTTGGTTCGTAGATGGTGAAATCTTTATCTGCACCCTTGTCATCAAATCCCACACCCACTCCAAGCATGGATGCTTCCATTAGAAATGCAAATGGTTTAGCAGGGTCTAGTTTAGTCATAGACGCAGTAGAAACAAATGAACAGTTTTGCAAAGCGGCGGAGTTTCGTTGTTCATTAACAATAGGAGTTCCCATTACCCATAGTCCTCGACCCGGTGGGGTCCATTTCAAATTAAATAATCTATCAAACGCTTCTTTAGCAGAGGCTTGACCTTTGGAATCATTCCATGGAAGTCTGCTGGTTTTACACCAATCCTTTTGAATTGAGTACATGCCATTGATTACTCTTTCGCATACATCAACCCATGTCTCTTTAGTTCCATCAGCCTTTAATCTGGAGTAAGTTCTAAGAAAAGTTATTTCCCCAACTGAGTTACCACCTGCATCTTGATAACCCCAAGGTACTTTTTTATCTTTGTAACCTGCTACGAAATCTTCTGCTAATTTGAACGAAAAAGCCATTTAATCTCTCCTAAAAATAAAAGTACCATTGTGGTAAGTGTGGGGGGAATAACCAATCTTACAGAGTCTTAACCTAGTGCACAACCCTTGCTAGCGCCACTTTAGAGAGTGGTGTGTTTCATATACTTGTAAGGCTTATTATAATGATAACTTTATTCTTCGATTGCGCCTTTAATTATTTGATTGGTTGTGTTGGCATCGAATCCGCCATTAGGCATTTCTCTTAATGCTTGTGCTTTATCACCAAAAATAGAAGACAATACACCTGCACCTGCGGCTCGTCCTTCTACTGATAACTTAATAAAAGATGAAGAATCATCTAATTCTTTAACTGTCTTTAACAGTTTAAATAACCTATCTATCTCTTGGGAAACGTTAGGGTCTGGGTATCCACCGTTAATTTCTTCAGAAAAACGAGCAAAAGCCACTCTTTGACCCTGCATTTCTACTATTGCATTGATTAAAGCCTTTAATTGGTCTTTAGTTTTAACTTCAACAGGTAAGTTAAAAGCACATTGGTTCTGCGGCTTGAAGGCCGGGCAATTGGCTGCAACAAAGCAGGTATCACACATTCTTAACGAACCTTGGTTAGATTTAACTACTGGAACATCTTTTATTACATCATTTCCATCTTCATCTTGTTCAATTACGGTCTTAAATTCGTAACCAAAGACGGGTAAATTGGTCATTTCAGCTGGATTTCTGCGTTCAAGTTTCCGCATCGGAGTACCCTTATTATCACTATCTGGTGGGTACATTTCCACATTAGAACCGAATACTATTTCCTCACTATTATCATTATAAGAAGAATCATCTGGCTTATTGTGAATCATATTTAATCTAAACTCCAATTGTTGGTATGACCACAAAGCCAACTTACTAATCTCTTTTAGGTCGTCTGTAATAATCTTATCGAAGTCTAAGCCTGCTTTCTCATAGACGTGGCGATATCTTGAACGTGCTTGTTCCTTCATTCTTTTTGGGTATCTAACTAATTTAGTACCGTCCCAAACGATTGTTTCCCCATTCATCATTGGCGATAGCCATGACATAGTGCTGGCTGTTTCCAAGGTAACTTGGCGTAGGTTATCAGGCTTAGCGCACGCTAAAGCATGGAATCTAGTCTCTTGATTGAAGGATATGGACTTAGTTAAAGCGGCTAAGTAATGGTGGTTTTCTATATCTTCACCAGTTATGGCAACATTTAGATAGTTGTCCGCTAGTTTTCTTAATCCATCCGTGCCAGTGGAGTCATCCCATACAACCCAGAACTTACCTTCAGGAACTTGAGACCAACAGGTCTTTCTTTGTTGCTCTACAAAATCAGTCGTTAATAGTGGGTGGTCAAACTCGGTAAAACTATCAATACAATCGATATTATTAGCTACAAAGGTCTCATAATCAGCTGCAAATTGCTCTAGCTCAGCTGAGCTCAGCTGCAATCCCTTTGGAACGCCTGCATGTAAATGTATCCTCATACTATTATCAAAGTATGTTGAGAATAGGTAATCTTTGTTTTTAGGAAGCCCTCTTTTAACTAATCTCCAATAACTAACCCCTACTTCTAAAACCCCTGCTTCTTCGAGGATGGTTCTATTACTGGGAACATCTGCTCCTAGGTAAATAATTTTCATTTAACCCGTTTGTCTTCAAAGTACATCTCGTTTTGTTTATCAATTTCTGCTTGTATATCAGCCCAACGTCTTACGCCTTGTGCCATATCTGGTCTAAATTCAGGTCGTATGTACTGTGGGTGTAGAAACAGTAAAGTTTCAATGCCTTCTTCTAATAAATCTTTTGCTAACTCAGTGTCTGAAGTAACTACAAAATCAACTTTACCCTGTGACCTGGCGTAATCTACCTGTCGCTTTAAAAGGCTTCTTCCATATTCTTTTTGAACATACTCTTTATCGATTAGATTATCAACTTTGCTTATTTTATTACTGACTAGCCAGTTCTCGGCTTCAGCTTTATCTTCACATAAAATAAATACTCTATGAAATTCATTCAAACAACGGTAAAGGGCAACACCAGAAACTATAGGTTTTTTCTTGATGCGTAAAACATCGTCTAAGGTTATTAGTATCGCCATTGTGCTCCGTATTTATATCTGTTACTTTCGAGTAACAGCCCTGCGTATCAATAGACTAGCATCAGGTAGTTCTGCGCCGTAGGTTTGAGCCTCAAATTCTCTGCGTGTTTTGCTAGAAATATCTTTTAATGCTTTTAATGCTTGTACTATTCCAGATGACTTACCGACTTGCCAACGATAATTAGCGTAGTCAGCGTATCCTAATCCTTCTGGACTAAAGGCGTAGTTTCTACCTTTATGTATATCTTCAAACAAAGCAGAACCTTGGTCTACAGCCAACCTTAAAGTTGCTTCTGCGTTTAATCTTGCGGCATCAGATTTAGCACCACTTGCTTGAGTCAAGGCTTGTTCGTATCTTGTTAATATTTCTAAAGCCATGCTTTTATCTTTTTGTGCTTTATTCATCCATACCTTGTCTGGGTTCACTGTCTCTATGACTGGGTCAACTGTCCAATCATCTGCAGTCAATGAATAGGCTGCGTAGGGTTTAATCTTCTTAATATCAGCAATAACATTTACATAAAATGTTAATTCAAATGAATCTAAAAACTTGTTAGTAAAGGGATGCAGCTCATTTCTAAACCCTTCGTTTAGCATAGAAGCTATTTCTTTGTCGCTAAATCTAACGTAGTTTTGATTAGAACTACGGAATATTACATAGTCAATGCCTATAAGACAATCTAAATCAGCGGGTTCTCTAGCTGCAGCCCAGCTAAACGATACCCCTGAACCAGCTAGCCAAACATTGGACCAGCTCTCGGCATCTTGATAATTTTTGTTTAAATGCGTGAAAAGAATCGATAATATTGCATCTCTAACAGATGATATTAACTTCTTGTTTCTAAATAGACGAGGGTCTAACCCTGGCTCTGGGGTGCTGAAATAGGAGGTTTCAGAAGGCTCAGCTTTTACTGATGAAGCCTGGGATAACAATGCTTGATAATAATCCACTACGACTCCTTTTCTTCTTTATTAAACGCAATATTATATGGTTTTGTTCTTTCTTGATTATCCACTTTTAGTGGGGCCATATAACCACAGCTGATGTGTGAGGCTATAAATCGGTTAGCCATTAACCATAATTCTTCTTCATGACCGTCAGCATCGACGTGAAAGGACGCCTCACATGTACAGTTCATTTCAAAGAACACGGGCGCTCTCTATTCTTGTTTAAGCCTTGCTACTACTCTTTCGGACAACTCGTCTTGAGCTATTGCTTCTGATAAATCCCTACAAGCCTGTCTAATATCAGCTCTTGTAGCGTCTCTAACAACCAAAAACGCAGATGTTAGGTCTGTTGTAGCTCTAAACGAACCATCCAGCTCTTTAATAATTATAAACGCAGTCTCGGCATCTGGCTGTTCTTGTGCTTCTATCATGCCACCTTCACTCATTTATTCAATCCTTTCGATTCATTGAACTTATGCATGTTAAATGATTTGACTGGGCAGAAATCGCAAAGGTATACCTTTGGACCTTTAGCCTCTGCTCTACCTAAACCTAATTCACGGCGCTCTTTATCTGTTCCTGGCTTAAGTCTTTTCTTTTCTGACTTGTAGTCTGGGCATTGACCTTGTGGTCTGTTGTGCTCTTTGTAGCACTTCATAGCATCTTCGTGGAATGTCATCTTTACGTCATAAAAATTAGTTCCAAATACGTCTAATCCTGTTGAACCTACGTTAATTTGTTTAATAATTTCTTCACGAATTTTAGGAACAACCCAGTAACGAAGTGGGAATTTAAGTAAGTTACCTATGTGAGGTTGAGGACGTTGATGTTTTTCTACAGATATGTTTAGTAATAAATCGTCAGAAGGACGGCCTTCATAATCTGGAAGTTCTTCAATACTCTTACAAGTACGACAGACTAATAATCTTATTTGGGACTCGTCTGTGGGTTTAGCGGTTTCCCCAAGAATAGGTATATCTGCCATATAATGCTCCTAATAGTAGTACGGTTTATATTACCAGATGTAGGTAATACTGCTTATCTACGACTTCTTGACGCTCCTGCTACATCTGCTTTCATGCTTTGTAGCTTCTTTTCATTTGATGTGCATGTTGGGCAAGTTGGTTCATCTTTAAAAGTACTAACGTTTGAACATCCTGCTCCAGCACATGGACCAGGTTGTCCACTTGGGTAACCTTTTGCAGATGCTTGTTTATGGTATGCGGCTCTAGCAGATTCTCTTTCTGCACCACTTGAAGCTAAAAATTTACCATAATGTTTTTCTAATTCTTGTCCAACGCGTTTTGTTGGTTTTGGGTAATCTTCTGTTTTAGGTGCATCTGGATTAAAACCTCTTGGTGCGCCTTTATATTTTTCAACTTTATGAACCATTAAGTTACGTTCTTTATATGGCTCCATTTGTTTTGCCATATTTTCACGATAATTCATTTGAGCAAGTTCAGATTGTGCTTTGCGTACTATCTTACGTCCTGTACCACTTTTAACAGGTACGGAATCTGTTGGTGCAAAGACTTTAACTTTTTTCATTATTTTATTTTTCTTTGTACAATATTTGAAATATCTTTTGCTGGAACAAATTTAGCTGTAGGTCCGCCATGAAGATGAACACCACTTACTCCTTTATTAGTACCAGGAGTTGCTCTGGTAAATGTTCCTAAAAATGTATCTGATGCTGTTGCTTTTGGATTATCAGAAGTTTTCCATGCGGAAACTCCCCAATCTGGGTGACCATGCATCCAAGTATTTTGCATACCTTCAACTGCAGAGGTTGGTGATGTTCCAGACTTAGTGTTCCATTTAGAAAACTGACCGTCTGTAGGATTCAAACTAAGCTCCTGGGTTTACTTTTGCTGTTTCTTCTGAATTAATAAATCCGTAGTTCATGTATGGGTGTAAACCTGCACGGTTTTGTACAACCTTTTGGTCACCCATGCCTGCGGCTACAGTTGTGTTTGGACGGCGCTTACGGTATTTACCATCTGTTGCACCTTCGTTTAATTCTGCGTTTTCTGAACGTACTTTACGAACGGTCATTAGTCATCCTACCTTTTACTAGTTTTGCCTTACTGTGCCTTGAACAGGAAGGGCAAAGTTCATTAAGCAATGATTGATATGGGTCAAGGGTATAACCACAATCCTTGCAGTGCTTAGAACCATTATATTTGGTTTTTAACTCTTGTTGGGTGCTGAAGCGTACGTCAGTTCCACCAACCGTACCTTCTCCGGTTGAGTCTGTGAATAATCCTGGGTCTTGTGTCATTAAGTGTGCTTCTCCTCATACCAATCTGAGTACTCAGAAGGCGTATGTTTGTTCATATCGCTAGGAGGCTTTGGGTTAAAATCTTTGCCTGTTACTCTTTTGGCGGTTTTGTAATTAAACACATCATCACTGTTACTTTGTCCAACTTTAAAGTCTTTGTTATTACGTCCCATTTATATACTTTTTCCTAACGTATTTCGGCTTGTAGATTCTTGGGTAGTTGGTTCGCCTGAGAAATCTTTACGTTGAACGCTTCTGCCTGTCAACTCCACAATATCCTTTATGCCTACTTCTGTTGTGACATACCCATACTTATCTGGGAATAGTTCAATCTGAGGTAAGTTTGGACGAACATATTCTTGCACTTCTTCACTAGTCATTGACCCAACAGCAATTGCTTGTGTCATTAAACGTTCTTGATTGCTTGCAAAAGGTCCAATATAAGCTTGAGGTGGGAACGCTGCTTCTTCTGGAGTTATCCAAGGTTTACGGGAATAAACACCGTCTGCATATTTACCTGCCACTTATTGCCATTGAGGTCTCATACGTGCAAATTGGTCTACACGTCGTTGATTAATTTCAGCAGGAGATGTGCTCTTAATATTAGCTTTACCATCATTAACTAAATGTGGAGTAGGAACAATAGTTGTTGCTTCTGTGTTACGTTTAGCACGCATAACGTTTCCGTCTTTAACTGCTTTCATTTGTCTTTTAATTCCGCGGTCTGCTTCTAACCCACCTGGATAATAATAATCTGATGGGTCAATTCTTTCACCACGATGAACGCCACGTTGATACGAGCGTTGTCCGACGCGACTCTTGAGCGAGTCCATAACTTTATCAGATGTACTTGAAGGACGTCCTCTGTCATCGCGTCGGGAACGAATAGTGCCTAAGTAACCATCTGGGTACTCTGCTTGTGGTTCACGACCTACGCCGATGCGTAGAAAATCAAGCTCAGAACGAGCAACAGGAACACCACCGCCACCGTAATTAGTGTATGTACCAGAAAGTCCCGAGGCGCCGAGACTTTGTATATTTTGATGGTTACCAGGCATAAAACAAGTTTATGCCTATTTAATTACTACTTAGCCCTAAACTCTTGGCCTGAATAAATAGCCCAACCATCCATGATGTGAACTGGTTCAATACTGAACTCACCTGTGGTTTTATACCAAACTAGGCCCATACCTTGTTGCCAATTTTCCCATTGTTGTACTGGTTTCTCATCCATATTGATTCCACCTTTATAAGACGGAACTGCCCCATCTATACGACATAGGCATCCTGGACTAAACCCACCGTTTTGCTTTGGACCGTTCATTGTTGAATGTGTTTTATAAGCCAATTCAAATCTATGTGAATGACCAAACAGTGTTGTAACGTGTGGGTTTGCATTTATATATTTATATGCAGTAGAACCATTGCTTTGAGCTTTAGTTCCGTGAATGGCTATTAAATTTTCATTTAAATAAATATGACCTGCTGGATACCCACCTGCGTATTCAACTCTTAGTTCATCAAAAGCTAAAAGATGAGGCATGCTAATAACTGGAAATTCATCATCATTTACTCTGCGAACATTTCTTGCTGCTGGTGCTTTATCTCTTAAATATCGTTCCATACGGCAATCATGGTTACCTTCTAAGTAAACAATTCTTGCGTGTGGAGAAGCTGCTCTTTGACCTGCAAAAAAAGCATGACCTGCGCGTAAGCTTTCATTTACAGAATTTTGCATTGATTCTTCTTGCATATATTTACCAAAATTAGGTAGGTCTAATGTGTCACCTAAATTAATAATATCGTCTACGCCATATTCTTCTTCTAATACAGCTGTAATTTGTAAAGCTACATCTATAGCTTTTGTATCGTGAAACGGGTCTAACTCTCCGTCATTAAATTTACGAAATCCTATTTGAGCGTCTGGAAGAAGTACTGCTAACTTCCAATCTCCATCTTTTTTATTTTTTTGTTTTACTGGCTTTGATAATTTTGCTGCTGTTACGCGAGTTAAATCAACACCATCTTCTACTGGTGATTCTAATTGAGCTTTAATTACTGAAAATAAATCATCTAAATCTTTTGTTACTGACATTTACATTGACCTCCGATATGCATCCTAAATATGGTTACTTTGAATGGCAATTCCGCTGCTTTATTCATCACTTTAAATAACGTGTGTAAATTTACATCTTTTTTAGTTCTTGCTTGTTCTAGTAATTCTTGTACGCCTGGCGTTTGTTGGTTAATCCATCTGTTAACAACGCAACCTTCTGTTGGTGCGTTTACGAAATCTTTTAATACTTGTTCTAACATATTGTGCCTCTCCCATGGTTCGCCATGTAGTTTTAAATCTTATCACAAGATTACACCAATGTTATTTAGTATGCAAATAAGAAAACCCCGCGAGTTTTGCTCGCGGGGTTTAAACAGGGATGCCAGGCAGGTGGCAGATGCCCTATATATTCAATTAATTATTCGGTCATACCAGCGTTGAAGTTGGGACGAGAACGATTAACTGCTGAAGGAATAATGCGACCATTGCCTTGTGTATAACCAGCTTCTGGGCTTGTTCCTTTTGGCATCTTAACACTTACACCGTAACGTGCTCCTGAACGTTCACGTAGTTTATTAGTACGTGAAGGCTTTGGTTGCTTATATGGGTCTGTTCCACCCTTAGCGTTACCAGTTTTTTTCATAAGTTTTGTATGTTTTGACGGAGTAGCAGCTTTTGCAGCACCTTTTGAACCTACGTTGCCCATAGTTTCAAAATCACTAGCTTTAGCTGACTTCGATACGAAATCTTCCATTTACTACCTTCTCTTGGCCTAAGAGTTACTATTAACTACGGTAGTGCTTTATTGATTTTTACAAATGCTTAACTAGCAATAATTGAAAATACAATTGCAGAAATCTGTCCATCGTGGCTTTCAATTGACGCAAAACCAGGAACACAGACAAGGTCTAGTCCTCTTGGGGCTGCGTACCCACGGGCTATTGCAATGGCTTTAACGGCTTGATTTACGGCTCCTGCGCCTACAGCACGGACTTTACAGGTACGATTTTCATAGATACTGTGGGCTATTGCTGAGGCTACCGCTTGAGGGTTACTGCCGCTAGATACGCGCAGTATTTGTTCTTCTTTTTGTTCTTCAGACATATTGTTCCTTTAAGTGTTCCGGGTCTTAAAAGTATGTCAAAGAATTACTTTTTAATGGGGCTAAGCGGGCAGGTGTGTTTATCCCTTAAATTTTCATATTCTACAAGGCTATTTGCTTCTATTTTGCATCCACAAGGCAAAGTAGAAGTAATACGAACTGACACTAATCCTCCTCTCCATCTATAGGAGTTGGGGCAGTGGCTTTGCTACCACAGAATGTACACTCCATGTCTAAAAAGTACATTGAAATACCATCTCCATCAAACATGCAATTTACTTTAAATACAGTTGAACCGCAAACGCATACTGAAGTTGGGGTACCTCTTAAATCCATAGCGTTTTTGTAATCTGGGACTACTTCGCTAATTGGAATTGAGTTTAGTTTTTCTTCGTTATTTCCCATGGTATCGATTCTATTGTATATAGAAAGCTATCTGATGCTATAGAAGCAGCTACAGCTAGGTCCTCTACGTGGTATTTATGGTCTTCCGTTGGGTGGAATCTATTTACTGAAGCCGCAACAGTTCTTGTAAAAAACTGTACAAACTCTTCTACTGTCATATATGGGCTAAATATTAGTTTTACTTTTTTATCCATTTTGTTTCTCCCTGTATTTTGGGTCCTTTAAGTTACCTTGTATAGATTTTTCATAATCTACCGTTGCGTATCCAGAAGCTATACGAGCTAATGAGTAAGAATCGGCAGCATTGTCATCTGTTAATTCTACGCCCCACTTCTTAAACACTGCAAGTAGCATCTGGCTTTTCTTTACATCTTTTCCTTTTCCTGCTACATATTTCTTTAATGTAGTAGGAGGAATAATAAGTGGGAACATTCCATTATCAAATAAAACTAATTTAACAATAGCTCCCAACTCACCTAACATATGGGACATTTGAGAACCATAGGCGTAACCTTCTATAGCTGCGTCTAGCACTTTGTTTTTATCTGTAGTAACGCTATTTAAAGACTCAACAATAAACTCAGCAACGGCTACTAACCTAGTAATTCCCCCTCCCTCAAATTTTTTAACTACCGTTTTGTATTTTGTAGGGTCTTCTTTGGATATGTAGGTAATAGAAAATCCACCATAAGATTGGTCTATACCCATATAAACTGAATGACCCGAAGGTATTCCTGGGCCGTATGTTTTCATTAGAGGTTAAAGCTCTTCTTTCTTGTTTTGTATGAATCTCCAGCAGTGCGTCTAGTCAACTCTCTGCTTATTAAAGCTAAATCTTTATTAACGTTGTCATACATCATTGATACTAATTTTGTATAACTTGTACGTTTCATATGTTCAGCTTCTATTTCAACTATCTTTGGGTCTGTGGCTACCTTTAGCCTAGCTACCGTTATCTTTTCCGCATTACTTCCGGTTGTTAAAGATAGGGTAAGCAATCCCACCTCATAATCTAACTGTTTTTTTGTATTTAATTCATCAATTTCTGCACACGCTAGTTGAGTATTGATGAAAGCTAGATAAGAGGTTAAATGTGTAAATAACTCCATCAGTTCTTCTTCACCTAAACTTGTTACATCTGATGGAACTCTGGGGGTATCAATAAAAGTTTCTCTTTCTATTAAAAACCCTTGAGATTTAAGGGAATCTAAAGTTGTTGAACTCTCTTCAGATACTAATTTAGTTAGTGACATACTCGAACTCCTTACATTGTTTACATCCATCTATCCCTTTTAAATTACAAATAGGTGGAGTTTTGGTATCAACAGCAGTCACAATCATTTGAGCTGCGTCTAGTAACTCTGTAATACCAAAATCACTTTTAGGTATAATAAACTCTTTTACCTCTTGATTTAATTTAGACTCATAAATAATAACTGCTTCTTGAGGAGCATCTTCCATACCAATTAATTCCATAAGTTTCATATATAACTGGGCTTGTCTTTGATGGCTATAAAAAGGGGCAGTCATGGATTTCCAAATTTTCTCAAAATCCCCGTCGTATTTTACTAACAAGTCGGGGTCTTCCCATCTAACAGTTCCAATTCCTAACGATTTAATTTCTAATAGTAATGGGTCCCCAAATCCAACTAACCAACCATCGGAATGGCCACTAATTTTTAAAGGTTCGTAAGATAATGAAACTTCTCTATAAGTAAAAGGTCCAACACACTGTTCTTTTGCCTGACTATGTAATCCCCAAAAAAGTTCATTGCAATGACTACAAAGCCATGAACCAATAATTTTATCCATATCTTTAAACCACTCTTGCCACTTAGCATGTATTCTGTGGCCTTCTTCAAACATTAGTTCTCGTTTTAAGGGAGACCTAAAAGAAGAATCAGCTGGTGTATATCCTTGCAATTTATAATAAGAAGTTCTATGACACCAAAAGGGTTTAACCATATCTGATGGATGAAGTACATCTTGTCTTCTATCAGTATTCTGTGGTTTAGATAATAAATATCTTTCTATTGAGTTAATTACTCTTGTATCTTTTTTACCCACGTCGATGAACTGCTTTAGTGCTTTTGACGGTTTGTACTTTGTTGTCATTTTCTTTTACCCACTCTTCTAACGTTTTACCATTACGTATGGCTTTACGTTTAAGAGCGTTCCTCTCCCTATGACTGAGCCCGCCCCAGATACCGTGCTGTTCGTCCATACTATCTGCATATAACAAACATGCAATACGCACAGGGCATTCTGGTGCACCATCTTTACCAAAGCAAACAGCTTTTGCTTTATCTGCAATTTTTTTATATTTAGTCTTGTCTCTTGGGGGATACCATAATTCGGTGTCAAGCCCGCGACATTTGGCTTTATAACGCCAATCATTTACTTCGTTGCCTTCGTACAAGAACACTCCTGAAGTCTGTGGCGCAGGCTTAGAAAGTCGTCCTCTAACAACATGACATAATTTTCGTCATTTAGGTGGAAGCCAAGGACGGGCATTCGACTGTCAAGAATTGCTTCTTCAACAATCTTTTCTAAGACCTTTGCCTTTACGGTAAAGGAGGCTTTGCCAGTCCATTTATGTTCTATCAATAAGTCTTTTGAACGGACATCGCCTTTACGATTCCAAAAGCCACCGCTTGCAGCATTTCTTTTGCCGCCGATAACTTTTGCTAATCGGTCCTCGTGCTTCCTAGACTGACGTTGTCCCTTAGTTGGCATTTTCCAACTCAGCAACATGCTTAGACCCAACTTTGACGCTTTCTAAAACGTCACGTTCAAGGTTCTCGCGAAGGTCAATATCCTCCCGGATACTATCTAGCATAGCATCTGCGCCCTGCCATTGCTTTCCGCTGTATCGGTAATACGCGCCGGCTCTAACAATAACTTTATTTAAAATACCTAAAGCAACTATTTCTTTAGCAAAGTCATAGTGCCCAGCAGGTACTATTCCACCTTCTGCAAAATAAAAATCAACAAATGCTGGCTCTGATATAGGGGCTGATTTATTTTTAAGACTACGAATCTTTATAGTCTGTCCTATGCGACGTTTTTCTTGTCCAGTTCCTTCTTCTAACCATTCATCTCTTTTTACTTCAAGACGAGTGAAGAAGAAATAATCTTTAGCTTTACCACCTGGGGTAGTTCTTGGGTCTCCGTACATAACACCAATACTCATACGATATTGATTAATAATAATTCCAATAAATGGTCTTTCTTTTTCAACCATACTTCTTTTACCAACATGCTCTACTTTGCGAAAGAACTTACCTGTTAATAAAGCACCTCGTCCTACGGTTGCTTCATCCATATCTTTTTCTTCTTCAGTTGTTGGAACTAATGCTGGAAGTGAATCAATAACAACGCAATCTACTTCTTTAGTTTCTACAAGGTTTATAGCAACTGAATAAGCTTCTTCCATAACATTTGTAGATACAACATATATACGACTGACATCTACTCCACACATTTCAGCATATGCAGGAACCCATTGTTCTGCGGCAATCCATACGGTTGTGAAGTTAGGGTCACGTTTTTGATTAGCAGCAATAGTTTTTAAAGCAATAGCAGTTTTACCATTACTTGCTTCTCCTACAATTTCATGCCATTGATTAGCTGGCCATCCCCCACCTAAAACTACATCTAAAGCAAGTGAGCCAGAAGGCATACGGCTCATATAGTCTTCTCTAATTTCAGACCCAAGAATTACTGTGTTATCACCAAATTGTTTATTAATATTTGCCAGTACTTTTATTAGACTCATTATTCAATCTTTCCTATGATGCCTTGTGGGTTAAAGTTATTTGTAGTTGATATTTGTTTTGCTGCTTGAGTTGGTCCATCTACTGGGACTCTTGCACCTGGCATTCCTGTACCAGATTGTGTTATTGGATACCCACAGTCATAACAACGAGGTCTTACTCCGGGCGCACCACTTCCGTAATTACCACTACCACAACCTGGACAACGGTTAATAGTAGTTGCACTTTCAGGAAGTCTGCGGTCTTGTATCTGTTCTTGCGGATAATAAGGTTGAGTTGGTTGTTGAGTTGGAGGCGTTGTAAATTGCCTTGGTTGTTGCTGTTGTGGTTGATTTGTAGGAGTTGTACCTAATTTATTTGCCCACCAATTACTGCTCATCTAGCTCCTCGATTTCGTATTCTTCAAATTCAGCCCCACCGTGGTCAAGTATGGCAAGTTCCATACCTGCTGAAATAGCTGCAGTTATTGCTGAAAATGATATGTGTCTAAAAGTATTTCTTAAATTTTCTTCCATCTCTTCAAGATTTAAAGTTCCATTAGAACCATTTACTAATATTTCTGTTGAAGGTCTTTGAACAGCAACTAAAACTTGTGCATTAATTTCAGAAATATTATCTATAAATGGTAATAAACTAACTAATTCAGACATACGATTATCGCTGTCTTCTATTTCTTTTTCTTCTCCTTCTTGGCTAATAGGATTTAATCCAAGAATTTCTGCAATTTTATTTGGATGTACAACTTCTAAATCGTACAAATACCACCTAACTAAAGTGGTAAAAGGAATAGGATGTAAAGAATCGGTCACTTAGCTTCTCCCCATTTTTGAACTACTTTTATATCTGCTACCAAGGGAATGTTTAACACTTTTATACCTTCCATAGCATCTTTAATTGCAGTCGTTGATTCTTCAACCAGCCTATCAGGAGTAAGTGTGACTAGTTCGTCGTGAACCGTTAATAAGAGTTTCGCGCCTTCTGGTAAAGCAGCGTTGGCCCTCACCATGGCAACTTTAATAATGTCTGCAGCAGTGCCTTGAATACGAGTATTAAACGCCTGACGTTCAGCACCTGCTTTTAACCCTGGGTCTCGTGATAGTAATTCTGGTAAATATCTCTTTCTACCTAAAATTGTGGTTATGTGAGGCGGCCTACTGTTTCTAGCAACACCAATAATCTTTTGTCTGTATCTATTTACTGAAGTAAAGTTAGCCCCAAAATCATCTAGTAATGTTCTAGCCTCTCGTACGCTGCAACCTATTTGCCTAGCTATTTTGTCTGGACCTACTCCGTAAGCCATCGCTAGCACTAGTACCTTCCCAGCTTTTCTATCTACTCCCATAGTGTTTCCTACGGTTGTATAAATATCTCCACCTTCTTGGTAGTTCTTTAACATAATTGGGTCTTCTGACATAGAAGCAATAATGCGAGGTTCAATCTGTGAATAGTCAGCAACAATCAACTTATAACCTTCTGGAGCTATAAATAAATTTCTAATAGCTTTACCATGGGCTGTATGAGGGGCTGGTACGTTTTGTAAATTTGGGTTACGACTTGAGAATCTACCTGTCTCAGCTCCGTGTTGAATGAAATCACAATGAATGCGACCATCTACTAATAAACTTTCTTTATAGTCGGTCTTAGATTTTCCATTAACAGTTCTAATTACTTCCCCGCCTAAATAAGGAATAACATAAGTTGTTAATAATTTATTTAAATCTGAATATTCTAAAAGAGCGTCTACTAATTCGTCTCTACCTCTAAAAGCCTCAAGGGCTTCAGAAGACACTGAATAATCTGATACTGATAAATCTATACCTTCGTCATCTTTTTTCTTCCCCTTGCCTGTTAAAACGTGGGTCTTTAAACCTCGGCCACCTTGGTCTTTAGGACCATATAACTTTGCTTGCTTTTCTTGGTTAGAATTAATATTAAAAAATCCAGCAATTTTGTAAATAGTTTCTCTTGCTTTTTCTATATCAACTTCTAATAAATCTTTAAGTTCTTGTAGGGCTTTCATATCTATTGGTGCACCAGTAAGCTTCATTTCGCAAAGGACTGCTAGAACATCCATCTCTAATTTAAATACATTATGTACTGCTTGTTCTTTAATCTTTGGTGTTAAAACTTTCCACAACATAAATGTGTATTTAGAATCTAAATAAGCATACTTAGCAACCTCAGTAAAGGAATACTTCTCTACTTCTTTTCCAATACCTTTAACCATCTCATAGTTAAACTCTCTCTTTAAACAATCGTCAAGACCTACTTTATTTTTATTACGGTTGTCTACAATAAATGAAGCAATCATTGTGTCAAAGTAAGGACCTACTGGAACTTTATTGTCAAAATATTTAGCAACAGAAGTTAAATCAAATACAAGATTGTGACCTATTTTTAAAATATCTTTATTAAACATTAAAGGTTTTAATGCTTTAAATACCTCAGCCGGAAACAATTGTTTAGGAGCTTCACCAAATAAAACAGTTGACTTTCTTTTATCTCTTGAGTAATCACTTGGTCTTACTTCTAATCCTTTAGCAACACGCTTCTCACCTTGACCAGTAAGAGGAAATAGTTCTTCTAAAAATTCTCCGTTTGGATGTCCCATAGGAATAACATCACATCTACCATAGGTTGCAAGGGTAATCCATAAAACTTCATTAACGACTGTAACGCCTCTGCGTGGACCTACTGTTTCAACGTCATAAGCAAAAGCATCTTGAGTTAGATAATGACTAACCATTTCGTTTAATTGGTCAGTAGTGGTAATTATATTCATAAATAGTTTAGGGCCCAGGGGCTGAGAAAGGGGAGAGTCAGCCCCTGAGCGGTCTAATGTTTGCCTATCTATCCATTAGTTCTTCAGCAATGGCAAGCAAATCTGTGTAAGAAGTTTGCTTGATTGTTGAATAAGAAAATGGTTCCATTGAAGCAATTGCATTTGCAGCAGTTGCTGGGTCGATACCATAATCTTCTGCCAAGTCGCGTTCTTTAATTGCGACTACATGGTAGACAGTGCTTTGTTTTACGCCTGAACGGCTTATTGCCCAATAATTTTTATTTAAAGGACCTTGTGGTGTTGAGTTAACCATGTGCAAAGTCTTAAACAAACGAGGAGAAGCGATAATCATTTGCTTCTGCGCTGGAGTTATGCTTAAGTTAGCAACAGTAAACCCACGCTTGTCTTCTGGGCGATGGCGCAACTTAAGACATAATGGGCATTCTGCACCCAAACATACATAAGATTTGCGACCAGCCTTTTCAGTCAAGAAATGCTGTCTGTAACTTGCGAACGGACCATTAGGGTCAAGAAACTTAACCACTTGTAATTCTTCGCTGTGTTTAAATTCAACTGGAAAATCGCCAGTAGGAGGTGTTAATTTCTCCGCAGCTTCCCAGCCTGATTGAACTGCTGAACTTGTTGCTTGTTCAGGTCTTGCATCAACCATATATGTGTCAATGCCTGGTACTTCTTGTTGTATAGCCATTTATTCATCTCTTTTCATCTGTTGTCATCTTATTTTCATCCTCGCGAATTTTATTCCACGAGTCAACTAGGTTTTTTGTAACCTGTTGATGTTGAGACCAGTTTATCCTTTTTTCTTCAAAAAGTCTATTCTGATTAAATATCTCAACAGCTGCCTCAATCATACGTCTGCTGTACAAACGACGACCTCGGTATTCCTCCCCTGACTTAGTTGTCGTGGAAGGAAGTCTATAAGGGGATTGGGGAAGATACCCTTCCTTAATCCATGACCGTATAGTTACTAACGGCCTGTTTAAAGCTTTACATAAAGAACCAATAAGAAACATATCAACCTGTGTACCGTTAGGCAAAGTAGTTTTTCTAGGTTTGGAATCCCAATCTAGTATTTGTACTTCTTTTTTTGGTTTAGGTTCTTTGCGTTTTCTTTTACTACCTGGATAGTAAATATCTATATCGCTAAAAAACTTTTCAATATTTTCTTCGGTCATTGTTTGACTAATAACGCGTAAGTAATCTTTGATGGAAACATTTCATCTACTTCTTGTTCGGTGATTAAACCTTCATAGTAAGCAGCCATAATCTCATCTTCATTAATAGTAGGTACTAACTTAATGCATCGGTCTTTAATTCCTTTTGCATCAAGAATAGATTCTGCTTTATCTATATCTAAAGATTTAGAAATCCTTTTTTGATGAACAACAGTAATTCTGGTTAAACCAGATTTTTCGTCATTAATTTCAGCAACAATGTGCCCACGACTATCTTCTTCGCCTATTTCTAATAACGATTCAATAACTCGTTTTTTAATTTCAGTTTGGCGTTGATTTAAAAATTCAACTTCATCTTTAAGTACTATGTATTGTTTAACTTCTTCTTTAAGTTTTTCTAAAGACATCTTGTACCCCCTTCTAGGCTACGTGAATAACTTACCACTAGCCAAAAGGAGATGCAACTATCGCTTTCCGGTGTTTCCTCGGTATCCTGTCTTTTTCTTATTCATGCTTCCTGGGACATGATAGCCCGACTTTTTAGGAACATGCTTTTTTCTAATTTCTAAAGATTTAACAATTTTATCTAAATGTTTTCCCATTAAAAAATATCCTCTTCGTACACAACGTCTTCTGCTAAATATTTTTCTAAAGCCTCAATAATAACACTGGTAACAGTGCGTTCGTCGGCAGCGGCCTTATATTGGACAGCTTGCCATAGGTCATCGGCTACCCGAATAGTGCGAGTAGGGGTTTTTGGGGCGTTAGGCATACACCCTAGGTTATAGGAATTAAGGAGCGCTGTGTGGCTCTGTAGCCCACATAGGTTCTTGATAAGGCACTTCTGCCTTTGGAAGGCCGTTTAAAACGATGTCAGCAGCCACATGTAGCCCGGCAACAAAGTTGTTTGATAAGCCTATTTTTAAGCAATGGTCTGCGTACCTTTGAATCTCCATGGCTATATCAGATTTGGCCGTAGTCACTTCTGCAGAACAATCTTTCCAGTCTTCCATTAAACCGACTCTCCTTGTAAGAACTTACTTAAACTTTGTACAGTAAGTTTAACACCCCCTTTGTCATCTATACCTTCTCCGTCAATAACGGCGTTTGCAACAGCATTCTTTTGTTGAAGCATGTCATGCTGCCTAACTTCTATTGAGCCACCCATAAGTAAATCTTGAATAACAATAGATTCCCAAGTAGAAGATGCTCGTTTAATACGGCCGTTACGTTGAGCTGCCGAACCTGATGACCAAGGAAGGTCGTAATTTATGAGGAGATTAGCTGCAGGCAAATCGACGCCGTAACCACCAGCGTCACTAGAAATAAGTACACGCACAGAAGAATCTTCGTTGAACGCAATTTTATTTTCCTCTTTAGTTCTAGCGTCTAATTTTCCTGAATAAAGCCTACATCTTTTAGGGCCTAGTTTCTCAGCAATCTTGTCCAACATATCTACATAAGAAGCAAATATTACAACCTTATGGTTGTCATTTTGTTCTAAAAAATCTAAAGCATATTCTGTCATTGTTTCTAATTTATTAGAAGTTTTTATATCTTCTAGTAAACCGCTTTCAAACAACTCATTAGCGTAAGAAGAGCCTTCACCATTCATTTGTTTAAACTTTTGAGCACTGGTTCTTAATAGGTCTGGGTGTGAGCATAACATTTTCAATGCACCAATTTTAGACATAATTTTTCCACGCATCTCGTCTTCTGGTCCACCAGATTTAGATTCAAGTCCGTAATGAGACATTATGTTAAAAGAACTACCAAATAAATCTTGAGCTTCTTGTAAATCGTATAAAAGGTCAGTCTTTATTTTTTCGTATAGTTTTGCGCTTTTTCTGTCGAACGGGACGACAAGCGGGTCATTATGGATAGTGTCTGGAAGGTATGGGGCAACGTCCGGGTCTTTTTGAGCTTTTCGTACGCAAGCTGTACTAAGACGAGTATGAAGAGTAGGAAGATTCCTATAACGCTCAACACCGCCCCAGTTATTACGGACAATAAACGCTTGGTCAAATAAATCAAACCTTCCTAATACCTCGGCATCTACAAACTGCATAATACTAAACAACTCTTCTGGTTTACCATTCTCAATAGGTGTGCCTGTAAGAGCAAACTTAAATGGAGAAGTTCCTAAACGCTTGGTGTACTTAGAGCGCTTAGACCTAAAAGACTTAATAGCAGTAGCCTCATCTAATACTACAAACCCTCTTGGTAATTTTTTAATCAAATCCCAATCGTTAACCACTTGTTCATAATTCATAATTACATAATCTACTTTGGTTTCTTTCCAGTTATACGCTTCTTGGTATTGAGACTGGCGTTTTGCTTTAGAACCATCTATGACTATGGCTTTAGAAGTATCATTAGTAAATTTTTTAATTTGATTAGCCCATTGATATTTAAGACTAGATAAGCAAACGACTATTCCAGGCTCTTTTACTTTTCCTTCATCCATTAACCGCTCAATAGCAGCAATAGTTATAACAGTTTTACCAAGACCTAAATCGTATGCAACAAGCATCTTAGTTCTTTGGCACATTTTGTCTACAGCTTCTGGTTGATAAGGAAGAAGAGTTCCTTTAAAACTCATACTATTGCTTTCTCTCCATGCAATGAATGACGTGCTGTTTCTAATCCCTGTAGTATTTCTACCTTACTCATAGCCCCAACGTCTTTAACATCAATACCATCGTAATTAAAAAACCAAACTTCAAAACCTTTTTCTTTAGCAAGCTTTAGCATTTGTACTGAAGATTTTTTACCAGCCTCATCGTTGTCCATAGCCATAAATATTTGTTTAGCACTTTTAATAAGTTTTACTTGTTGATTAGAGATGATTGCGCCAAACACAGCAACCCCTCCTGTTATACCTACTGAATCAAGTCTTACAACATCTAAAGGAGACTCAACAACTATAACTCTTTCTCCATCAAGCTGTTTAAACCCAAACAAGGCGTCGCTCTTTACTATTCCCGTTGGAAAGTTTTTAAAAAATCTATTTGTAAAACCTTTTTCTTGCCAACCCATTAATTCTTTTGTATATGGGTCTCTTATAGGAATAATCCAATTGCTTTTATTACTGTCCCAAAGAATCTCATATTTAATTGCAGACTCTAAAGTTAATCCTCTAGCTTTTAATGCTTCAATAGGTGGGTTAACAAAAGCTTTTAAAGCAGCTTCAGTAATTTTTGGAGTCTCTGGTTCTACTGTAACTTTAGTAGTTCTTTCCCAAACGGTAGATAAATCTTCTGGTATTTCTAACCACTCTTTAGCTTGTCCATAATCAAAAAATCCAAAATTATCTTTCATATCTTTTAAGTAAGCAGTAAGGCTATATAGACTTCCTCGGTAATCGCAAGAAAAACAAATATGTGCTCCAGTTTCAAAATTTATATACCAAGAAGGATTACGGTCGTCTTTCCCAGTGCGCTCTTTATGAGCAGGGCAGTATGATTGAATTTCTGAACCTCTAACATTTACAACTTCAATACCTAAACGTCCTAGTATTGTTTCCATTTGTTCTAGGGTCATAAGTCTGTTTCGTCAATCTCTCTAAACTGAGCTTCGTTCCAATCCCATAAAAGCGATACTTCTGCGGGACCTGAGTTACGGCTTGCAATAACTTTTAATAAACGAGTGTCTTCTACATTCTCGTCTTCTTTTTGAAGACCTAGTAATACATCAGCGTCTTGTAAGAATGAAGATGAATAACCAATTGAATCTGCTGTTACGTTGCCTTTTTTCATTTTCCAATTAAGAACTTGGGTAGTAATAATTATAGGGCGTTGGAATCTCTGTGCTACTTTTTTAAGTGAACGAGTTATGTTAGTAAGGGCTTGAGCAGTATTTGATTCTCCTGATTGCTCATCCATCATTAGGTATACGCCATCAATAAAAACTACATGTGGTTGAAGTGTTTGAATCTTGCTAGCAATACCTGACACGGTGGAACCTGCCGCAGAATCTACTAACCAAAACTTTTGTTTCTCTTCTTTTAGTCTGTTAAGGACTGCTTTGTATCGTGATTCTTCTTCTGAGGTTAAAGTTCCTGTTAATAATCTTTGATGTGAAAGTTTAGCCCTCATTGCATCGTATCGATTTTCTTGTTCTAAATTACTCATTTCAAATGACTGAAACATTGGGGTTTTTTGTGAATAGTAATGAACGTTGTGAGCAATCTGCATTGCAAGAGTTGACTTACCAACTTTAGGTGGAGCAACGATAACAATCAATTGTCCGTTCTGTAATCCACTAGTTGCTTTATCAATAGTTGGGAAGCCGGTAGGGATGCCGCGTAAACCATTGGGGAGTAGTTTGCGCTCTTGATATTCATCCCACCGGCGGTCTGGGTCAGAAGTAATGTCTACGTCAGAACTTAACGTTAGACCATCTTCTTCTAATTTAATTAAACCTCGTTGTAAAACTAATAAAGCATCTTCGTGGTCTTTTTTCTTTTCAATACTTTGAATAGCATCTTGAATCATAGAAGAAGTAGCAAACTTTCTTCTAATGTTAATTATGTCGTCAATTAAATAATCAATTGAATCTTGTACTTCTACAAATTTGTAAGTTGGAAAATTAGCTGATACTACCTCTAAGCTTGGAGACTCTCCATATTTAGAAAAATGTTCTCTGGCAAATAGCCACAGTCTTCTATCATCTTCTTCTGAAAACCACTTTTCATTAACTCCTCTAGAAAATAAAGGTGTTAAGTTTCTATCCTTTATTGCTTTATTTATTAAACGAGTCTCATTGTTCATATCTGTGAGTAGTCCATTCCCCAATGTCCATATCTTAGAAGCCTATCAGGTAAATCTAACACACCTACAACCTCTGGTCTATAGGGCAATTCGTTAACTAGGTGATTGACAGATTTGTAAGGGGTAACGTATCTAAAAGGATTAGTACCCTGCTCATCTATAAGTTCTATTTCTTTTTGTAATTGTTTAGCGTTTTTATCAAATGAAGCTAATTCTAAAGTGTAACCTTTACGGTCAGCAAATAAATAAAGTTTGCTAAGTATTTGACGGTCATAAGATATTTCTTCGTCTGACACTGGTATTAACCTAAGAATTTTTTTAATTCTAGGTTCAACGTTTGTAAATACATCCATAACGACTATTACCCTTTTAGGTAATTCGTTACTTAAGTCCCCTTTATACACGAATTAAAAGACCTCGATTTTTCCAAACTTGATAACGAATTCTCTAAAAGCACTATTTGATTCTTTGGCTTTAAAGGCTTCATCATCAGTTGCTCTGTTGGAGATTTCCAAAGGATAAGTTCCGCCGTTGTTGTCGATTCTTGCTTTAACAAATTTGACATGTTTACAGGTTAGCCTTCCTTGGAATCCTGGGCAAGTGCAGGAAAGACTACCATTTTCTTTTACACTAACTTCGTGAATGTTAGGGCCTGGTGATTGAGTTTGACTTAAAAAAACTTGAACTAAGCGTGAGTCTTCGTCCACGTACTTACCTCTCATTTTCTTAAATCACTGCCGTCTACGACTAAATATGAAAACGCTTCTCTTGCAAAACTTTCTGTAGCGTCACCATATAGGCTAGCCCAATTATCTAGTGAAGCGTTGGTTGTAACGATAGTAGGCAAGCCGTTGTTAAAACGAGTTCTAAGTAAATGGTGGAGCATAGACTTCTGCCACTCTGAGTGTTTTGAAACGTGTTCTTTACCAACGTCGTCAAGAACTAAAACTCTGATGTTGTAAGCATCATCTTCTGCTTCACCAAACAAACCGGCAAGTAAAACATCTTCACTTTCGGTCAGGTCGTTTTGTATATCTTTACCTTTTAAGTTTAATACGTCGTTATAAGTTATGAAGTAGCAAGGACGAACTAAAACTTTTCCTTCACCTGGTTTAAAAGAGGCTAGAGGTAGTTCTTTAAGCATCTCTTGAATGACAGAAAGCGCCAAAGTAGTCTTTCCTCTACCCGGAGCCCCGTATAAAAGAATTCCACGGCCACAGAGACGGTCTGAGGCCTCTTTAATGACCCTACCTTCACTGACTCGCGAAATCCACGATTTTAGGCCATTTAGGACCTCTAATGGGGCGTCTGTACAGTCTTCTAATCCCCACCCAACTCTTTTCCAAGGAATGTTGGCTAGTTGAATCCAAGACCTTCTACGAACCTTAAGGTCCTCGGGCTTAAACATTAAAGGATTCCTTCCCATGATTTAGCAGACTGCTCTTTGGCTTTCTGTATCTCGTCTTCGGAATGTATCCTAGTTTTAGCCTGTGCCGCAAGTGCAGAGAATCTTGATATAAACATTCTCCAAAGAATATTTCCATCTGAGTACTTTCCATCTGTAAGACTACTAAAAAATATGTTCATCATTTCAACCTCAAGTTCCCCATTGGTGTCGTTCTTAACTCTAGCCCCAGCTAAAGCCGGAATAAAGTTACTTTCTGTAAGAGAAATGGGAGATATGTTCCAAAGTTCTTCTATACGGCGAGCAAACTCATAAGCACAATCCTGTGGACTCCAGTCTTTAACTGGTTTATTAGCACGATTGTATTTTGCTTTTTCTTGCTTGGCTTTTTTGGCTGCATTAAACTCTTTCTTCTTTTGAGCCTTTAGCTTTTGGTTAGCCTCTTTAACTTCTTTTTCAAATTCATCTTCCGAATTATTAGAAAAGAATTTATATCCCATTTCATTCCCTTCCTCCATTCGGACTCCGTCCGAATAAAGACCTAATATATTTATATGTTTAGAACTAGTATTAGTTAGCATATTCAGTGATAACAGTGGCTCGGTTTTCAACCACCCCGGTTGATTTTCAGCCACCCCTGGCTGATTTTCAACCAGTACCCATGTATTGACTCCTACAGGGTTTCCATTTATATTTTGAACTTTATATTTAAGTATTCCTAAAGCTTTTAGTTCATTAATAGCCGTGGTAATAGCATACCTACCCTCTTTAAGAACCTTTTCTAAAGAACGTGCGCTTATGTTTACATTTGGGTTATTTTTTAAATAAGTCAATAATCCAAGTGCACTCAATGACATCATTTTTTAAGTTGGTCCTTAACGTGAGTGACGACCATAGTTGCAAAAATTCTTGCTATTTCATCTAATGAAATGTAAAGAGAATCTAGTTCATCAATCTCTTCTTCTTCATCTTCGTCATCTTCGTCTTCATCTTCTTCTACATTAAAATCTATGTGCTTTGGTACTTCCATAGATAGTTGTTCTTGAATAGGTGGTTGAGGTCTTTCTTCTACCTTTAAAGACCCTTTAGTATTAATTTGGATTAACCCATCAGTTAAATCAAAAGAAGGAACTCCAGCATCATTACATTCTGATAAAACGTTAAGACAATCTTCGTCTTCATCGTTCCATAGTAAAAACGCTGCTGCTTTTGAACCTTTAACTGTTTTTAAAGCTTCTTTAATAGCATTAGGTTTATTTATTACAACTACTTCTTTGTTTTTATCTTTAGCTAATTGAGAAGCCCAAGTTTGACCTTCACTTGGATTTTTTTCATAAGGTAAAACTAAAACCCCACCATCACCTTCTGCATGGTAGTGGTCTTCTAAAAGTACTTCGATATTTGTACGAGATGTTTTCCCGTTTCCTGCAACGATTACGTAGTAAGTCATTGGCCCTCCTAGACCAAGACTATATCAACCTCAGCGGTCTAGTCGAGTTGGTTGGGTAACGGCGGGTCTATAGGAGGTAATACTGTCAGCTAATACAACCAAGAAAGGGGATAAGAACCCACTAGCAACGGTAGTAACTATAAACAAAGGTATAGAGGTTACCCCTGTTAAACCAACCCCTACTGCAGATAAAGCAAGAGCAGCAATAGCTCTATAAATCCTTAAATCAATTAGTTGTTCTATTACAGCTAAAAAGAAAGCTGCAAAGCAAGCAGATAATATTAGTTCTAACATACTTCTATAGTACTACTAGTCTGGTTGAGCAAAATATAGGGCAAAAGTAGAACCAAGTAATATATTTTTACTTATTTCTCTTTTTAACCTATCCTCTACAGAAAATTTATTTTTATAAAAATGGCTTCTTGAGGCTTCTACAGCCCCTTCCCAAACTAAAGAAGTAGAATCTTCTTGACCGCTTCGAGACCCGTCAAAATAATCTAAAACAAATGAAGCTTTTTCAAACAAAGCATCTTCTAAATAAACTACTGCCCCTGGATTTGAAGGTGTCCAACTTACTTTTACAGATGCTTTTAATAAAGGAGATACGGTACCCTTTTCCCCAGTAACTGACGTGCCCGTAGCTGGATTAGTTACAGTAAATTGTGTTGAAGAAGCTGATGCAACCACTACATCTTTTAAATTAAATGCGTTTGTTGAAAGACCTGTAATACTTACAATTTGGCCAATTGAAAGTGAATTATTTGCAATATAGGTAATAACTCCTGCTGAAGCAGAAGCTGCAGTTACGCTTGATGCTAAAGATGGGGCAGTGTCAGTTACTGAAACTCTATACCAAATACCAACTGGAGAAGCGGTTCCACTAACTGTAGCTAAAGGTATATTTGTATTAGTTACAGCATAACTAACTGTGTTATTTAAAACAGAAGATATTTGCCAAGTTCCGTCATACGGAGAACCCAATCCATCAACTAAAATAAAAGATTTATCGTTACCAGCATAATTTAAAAAATCGTATCCTTCATTTAAAGTTATAGTTGCTACGTTTCCACTTAAAACAGCTTGTGTAATATTGTATGTAGGTGGACATTGAGTTGGAAGTCCGTTAACTGTTGAAATTAGAGTATTTAAACTTGTATACCAGCTTATAGAAGCAGTAACTAATTCACTGGTTGTTTCTGGCTCTACGTAAACGCTAAAAGTATAATCATTACCAGAAAGAACGTTAAAATAATCAGTAGTTGTTGTATGACCCACTACCGATACCAATGAAACACCAGAAGGGGTAACTTTTAAAGAATCTCCTGCGATGGAAACAAGTCCACTTGGAGATACAGCAGTGCTTGAAATGGGAGCGTTTACTTTAGCGTAAGAAACAGTTTTACCAATAGGGTTTGAAGCTGTAACAACATAAGACCCATCAAAAGGAGCCCCTACCCCAGAAACAACTATATTGTCATTAATAAATATAGGAAGATAAGAATCACTTACTGTTAAAGTAGCTGTATTAGAACTTAATTCTTTGTTTACAACAACAAACTCTCTAATATCTACTCCTGGTTTTGAAGAGTCTAAAGTTAAAGCCGCATTTGTTGCAGCCCAAGGACTAGATGAAAGGGTAAAAGAAGGATTTGTAATTTCATTAATTCTATTAGCTTTAAGTGTTATATTAATTCTTCTTGCGTCTTCAAAAGCAGTTTTAGAAATTGCTTCTTCAAATTGAGCGGCATCAAAATAATGGACTTCACTAACTGCAGTATTACTAATATTTACAGCAACGCTTGCGTAATGCGCGTCTGTTGGAGCTATAGCTGTTGCAAAAGGTCTAAGGGTTGGGCTGTCCCAAGCTAAAGTAGCATTTGATACAGGAACTCCCTGTTGTAAAGTTCCTAAAGCAGCGCCAAATCTGTCGTAGAATTGGATACCAAGTCTTATATTTCTTGTGGTTGTACTAGCAGCACTAAAAATACTAAATGTGTATGTTTCACCTTCAGTTACTGGTATACCTTTAGTAATAGGATTATTAACACCACAAGTAAATGAAACAGACCCAGTTCCAGTTGATGTAAATCTAAGCATTCCGTTGTCACTACTTGGATATCCAACCGGGGCTGTTACTTCGTAAGGTTCTATTATTAAAGGGTCACCTACGTACCTTGTTAAAGTACCCCCAGAAGATATAGTCCAATTTCCTATAGATTCTTCAAAAGAAGAGTCGTTGTAATCAAGAAATAAATTTTTACCCTTTTCAACAATAGAGTCGTATCCACTAAAACTTTTTATAAAAGCTAGTAAACCATCATAAGTGCCTTTTTCTTTGTAAATATTAAATAAATTTCTTAATAAAACTCTTTGTTGCTTAAGACCTACCTCTGGCTCAAAACAACCACCAAATTGTTCTAACATTTGTGGAAGAAGTTGACCAGGTAAAGAATCTATTTTATATAAATCTAAAAAGTTTAATGCATAAGTTTTTTCAATATCATATTCAAAACCAAATATTTTTAAAAAGTTTTTTAAAAATAAATTGTCAGCCTCTGATAAAACATCTCCAGTTAAAGAATTTACTTTATAAGAATCAGGTAAATAATTATATAAATCATTAGAAGTATTAAAGTCTTTAACAGAAATACCTACAGCGTTAGCTGCTCTTAACCATGTAAAATTAATGTTTTCTCTTACAAATACACTGTAATAGTAAAACTTACCTTCAGTTAAAAATTGCACTTCTCCATCTATAATATCTCCAGCGTCTATATATTCAGTAGGAGCTGAGTTAACAAAAGAATCAACTAAAATAATTCCATCAGCTGCACTAGTTGGAAACCCATATGAATTTCTAATTACCCTGAGTTGAGACCAGTTACCAGTAGGATTAGTCCATGACAAAGAGATACGACCATACCCAGAAGGAAAGGCTGTAAAAGGATAGGCGTTAAAGTCACTTACTGTAAATGGACCGTAAAAACCTATACCGTAATAATCTCGACCGTATTTTGCCATCGTTTACCTTAGAATACGCCAGATATAACTAAACCGTATAACTCTTGAACGTCTGTTGAAGTTGCAGCAACACCTGTGGTTGTATTTAAATTACCGTTTGCATCAATCCAAGTTCTAACCGAATTTGAGCTGTTTCTCCATTCTTGAAGATTAGCAGATTGTCCAGCAGCTGCTCTAACATTTAATCCAACTACGTTTGTAGCAGAAGGAAGTATTGTGTCTCCTCCTACTTTATGAACGTATTGATTATGTGAGTCTGCAATCACACCAGTTTCAATATTTGCAAGTCTTGCATTTAATGTTCCATAGTTTTGAGATGCTGTATTAAATGTTCCACTTGAAGAGGGGGAAGTTGAAGTTGCAATATTTGTTCCTAAATTTGTTTGAATTGCAACTACTTCATCTTGAAGTGAGTTTACGTGAGAGGAATCTACAATTTCAGTAAAATTACTTTTTGTTTGAAATGATTTTATAGCTCCTGGGTAGGTTGCGGCCATGTTTTCTCCTTTTAGGCTATTCCACCGGATGGTGTGATTGTTAAGGTTCCTGCTTGAGGTATTTCATTGTCAGAACATATGATGTCTACCACTGCTTCTATTGTTCCTGTAAGTCCTGTTAAAGCTAAAAGAGTAGTTGTAGTTCCAGTAACTGTAAATGTAGTTGATGTTGGAGCTGATGCAATAGAATAATTTCCATTTACAGTAGCGTCTACGCTATCTATGGTCACTCTATTTCCTGCAACATAATTATGAGGTTTTAAAGTAGTAAGAGTAATAGTTGGTGAACCAGAAGCTCGAGCTGCTGCCGTAATAGCGTTGTCTCTATCTAATAAAGTTATAGTTGAGTAAGCCACACCAGATACTGTTGATACTTCTGTTAACAAATCTTGTAAAGTTATTCTATCTTTAAAGTTAACATTATCAAAAGCAAGAAAATTACTTAATACAGATTGAACCGCATTTGTAACGGTACTTTGTCTGTATTGGTCTAGAACTTGAACGTCAATTTCTATATTTACATCTACATATGAAGGAGGTTGTAAAGTTAACGTCGTAGTAGGAGGCATTTTATCTGCAAAAAATGTTTGAACTGTAGGTTGTAGATTAGTAAACACTAATGTAGGCGTAACATTATCATCTTCAACACCAGGGTCACCAGACGGTGCGTAATACAAAGTTA